GGCAAATGGGGTAAAAAAGAGCGGGTATAAAGATAATATAGGTATTTATAAAGATATATAGGATTTTAATAAATTAAAATCCATATCTAATATTGTAAAGATATTGGCCCGTAAACGGGCTTTCACCTCTGGTATCCGGGTAATAGGAAAAGGGAAACATTCAAATATAACCCTTGTAAAAAGAAGGAAGGAATAGGCGATTGATTAATACTAATCAAAATTTTTGAGTTATTAAAATTAATCCGTATCTTTATCACGCTTATATCACTCAATAAGAATGAGAAATTAGAATTAAAAACGGTAGTATGATACTTTATAAATTTTTGAACGGTGATAAAACGGCATCAGCTAAATACATAACGGATGCTTTTTATGATGTAAATGAACTGAAATCACTACGGCAGTTCTATGTAACAGAATTAAGAGAGGTGTCACCTGAAATTGTGCAGGCTGGTATAAATATCGAAGTTGGTATGTACAATGAAGTTGATTTCATCAACATGGCTAAAATCGCACAGCTAACCTTGGAAAAATGGTCGGATAATACATTCCTGGGTACGTTGGTTAGTGTACCGGAGGATGAAAACATGGAAATTACCTCACCTACCGATCCTGTTGAATACGGTGATGATATCGAGTTTGAATGGACTGCTGTTGAGAATGCATCATTCTATGAAATCTTCGTGTACCCGGAAACGAAACCTGTTAATTACACTTCACCGACATTAACGGTTATTAACGGTCCCGTTTCAATGAAAAACACATTCCTTCCGGGTAAGTTAAACTTCTTCTTCCTTGTAACGATGGAGGACGGTTCAACTAAGAAAAGTCAAGTATTATCATTCGAATCAAAAGCACCCGTTGTTAATGCGACACCCGCTGCTGCAGCCACGGGAGTGGCATCACCGGTTAATCTTGAATGGGATGCCGTTGATGGTGCGACTGATTACTCCGTGTACGTCGTAGAAGCAACGAAAGATTTCATTCCGAATGAATTTAACAAGACAACATCTAACCAATTATCAATCGCTCTCGGAACGGGAGTTAAGTATAAATGGATGGTGATGGCAAATATTGGTAACTCATCCATGGTGATCGTACCTTCTCGTGAGTTCACAGTTGCGTAACATATTCAGGGTCTAACCTTCTCAATGACGGGTTAGACCCGTTTTATTCAATAAATAGAAAGATGAGTAGAAAGGGAAGAAAAATAGCGGCATCGCGTCAGAGCGCGAACGATTATGATCGCGTTATAAAGAGTATCGCTAACATGTCATTCAGCGAATTGGGTTCTCTGGGTGAAGCAATCCCCACCATCTTGAATTCGAAATTACAGGCTTCATTAGCATCGGATGATATTGAAAAGGCGATTGAAGCGGGTTTGTATGTTGAAAAGCAGAGAATTCGATCCGCCGAGCAGAATAAATCCATTTTCTTCCTACCTGATAGTATAGCGTATTCGGGTAGAGGGTACAAGGAGACTCTAAGTAGAATCTCGTTTCAGACCCTGCAGAGAATGGGTAACCTGTATTGTGTGAAGAATGTTATCTCAACTCGAATTGAACAGATCACGCGGTTTTTGAAATTTTCAACCGATGAACAGAAAGAAGGGTTCACCATTCGACGGAAAAGATCCTTGTTTAACAGCAAGGAGGATATGAAGGAGATGACGAAGGCTGAACAGAAAAGGGTTGAAAGGATCGTTAGATTTCTAGAAGATGGAGGTGAAACGGATAAATGGGAAATGCCCGATTCATTCGTGACATTTGTGAGAAAGATCATGCAGGATTCACTTTCGATAGATCAACTCGCTTTTGAAATAACAAGAACCCGGGGACAGGAACTTCATCAATTCAAAGCGATTGATGGAAGTATGATTCGTTTTCTCGACACGGTCGACCCCAATTACGCACACCAATTCGATCAATACAGGTATAAAGGGTACCTACCCAAATATTGTCAAGTTTTTGATCAGCAGATTGTGTTCAACAAACAGTTGAACACTTATGTCATGTATTATCCGTGGGAACTTGGGTTCGGGATAAGGAATGTGGGAACTGATATTTGGCAAAATGGATACGGGAGAAGTGAGTTGGAATCGTTAATTGAGATTATCACGTATATCCTTAATGGTGTTCAATATAACGGTAATTTCTTCAAGAATGGCTCGAATCCGAAGGGGTTCATAAAAATGAACGGACCAAATACGAACCAAACCCAGTTAAATGATTTCAAACAGAAGTGGCGTCAGATGCTTACCGGAGTGGATAACTGTTTAGCAGGTGATTCGTTATTGGTATTAAAGAATATCGGGGTAACGTCCATTGAAGATTTTTTAAATGGATCACAAGAAAAAGAGGCGATCATTTGGACTGGGAAAAACTTTGAGTATGGCCGTGTGTATAGGACAGGTCTTAAAAAGAAATGTACATTAACCCTGGCAAATGGATTATCCATTACTTCATCGGATAATCATAAGTTTAAGGTTGTGTCGGATTCAGGAATTATAGAGTGGAAGGAGAGAAAAGATCTTAAAGTGGGAGATTTTGTTCTTTGTAATAAAAAACCTGTGGAAGGTACACGAAAATTTTATTATAAGGGCAAGGTGGTCGAGAACGATCTTTTTGAGATTCTTGGCTGGTTGACCGGTGATGGCTATATTGATAACGGTGAGAGTCGTCGTAAAAGAATGGAATTATTCTATCACAGTGAAAAGGAATTACATATAAGGGAGCAGCATCTATGTGTATTAAATCGATATGGCATAAATGCAAAATCGCAGGATTATTGTAGATCATTCGATCAGATAGAATCCTGTAAAAAGGTGTATGGGTTCAAATCTGTGGCGGATAAATATTGTAAAATAGGTATATTTGATGCTGATTTTTATGAATTTCTAATTGGTATTGGATTTACCTGTAGCCATGTAGGAAAGGTTATCCCACCTATGATACATGATATTGATTCGGAATCAAGGTGCGCGTTTTTAAGAGGATTTTTCTCCGCGGATGGTAGTGTTGTGAGTGAAGGGTTGGGAGTTAGGATTACAATTTCATCCGATCTATTACGATATCAAACAAGGATGTTATTGATATCGGAAGGAATACAATGTTCAATCGAGGAATATCATTCAAAAACGAGGTTACGTAAGTCCGATAAGAAGGGAATTCATCTTTTAGTGAAAGATAGACGAGAATTTTATGAGAGAATCGGATTCCTTCAACCACATAAACAGTTGGGGCATGATTATAAAAAAAATTACTCAACTATGTTTTCATTACACCCCGAAATGGGTAAACTCGAAGCGAAAAAGATGAGAGTTGAACTTTATCGGAGATGGGTTTTTGGTGAAAATGGTTGTGTTGGCGATCAGCGATTAACGACGGATTTACACAGGATATCGATTGGAAAAGATAAATGTTCGTACCAGCGATTGACCGGTATCGCGGAGAGAATTGGATATAAACTTCATGATGAGTTTAGTGAATTTTGGTTCTCCCCTATAGTTGAACTGTCGTCCTTTGATGAGGAAATTCCAATGTATGATGTCGAAATATATGATAATAAGCATCAATTTATCGTAAATGGAATGCTTACTCATAACTCGCACAAAATCCCAATTTTCGCAGGTCTTGATCTAGAGTGGGTGGATTTGCAGAAGGGAAACCGTGACATGGAATTTGATAACTGGACCAAGTTTTTGATCGTGCTACTATGTTCCGTGTATCGAATCGATCCGAGCGAGCTGGGATTCCAATTCAAGGAAGCGGCGAATTTATTCGGGCAACAAGGTCAGCGAGAGAGATTGGATCATAGTAAGCAAAAAGGTTTATACCCCCTGTTAATCTTCCTGCAGGATATCATAAATAAGTTCTTGATTTCTGAGTTAGACGAAGAAATGGAGTTCGCGTTTACGGGTATCGAGGTTGAAGACGAAGAAAAACAGGTGAAACTTGATAGTGAAAAATTGTCCGCCGGTATGGTTTCGATGCAGGATATGTTCCGTAAGTATTCCGGCAGGGAGTTTGATGAGAACAAGGATATCATCCTTAATCAGGTTTACCAAACCCAGAAACAGGCCTCCATGTTCGGGGGTGAGGGTATGAATCAGATCGTGGATGATGAAACGGGTGAACCTGAAGCGGGTGTTCCGAATCCGTTCGAGGAAGTGGAGAAAAGCATGAAAGGTAACCCCATTTTTGAACGTGCATGTGAATTCATAGATAAAAGTTTTCAAGAATGACGACCAAGCGAAAAAGTTATAAAGGGTTGGTCATTGTACTGACCTTTATTCTGATAGCGTTATTCATTTACGTGAACCGGGATCAGAAGGATGATAACACCGAGCTTTTGAAGGAGAAGGATTTTCAGAACAGGAAATTGTTGGATTCTTTGAACAACGTGGGTGGCGAGTTGGTCCGCGTGATAGAGGAGCAGAAGAGGAGAGAGGCGGAATCATTTGATAAGTTTAAACGGGAAACCGAGCGGTTAAAAAAAGAATACGATGAAAAACTTCGCAATCTTAGCAATCTTACTGATGACGAGCACGTGCGGCTTCTGTCAGAAGAACTATCCAAGGAAGATTGAAGTGGGTGGCGATACCTGCGTTATCATAACGATGCCGCAAGTCAAGGTTATCAACCATCGCCTACTTCACCGGAGGTTCCTCATGGAGGAGAATGATACGTTGCGGGTACGCTACTTGGATTTAACGAAGTTTATTCAGATTAAGAATATTCAGATCGATAGCCTCTTGAAATTAAACGTCGATTATCGTTTTAGGCTTGAGAACGAGATGGCAGTAAACCTAGAATATCAAAAAAACAAAGCCACGCTAGAAGACAAGATAAAACGCCGAAAACGATTATTCTGGATTGGCGTGGGTGTTAGTTTTTTGACAGGATTTTTTATCGCGAAATAGTTGGTGAATAGGTACCTATTTCGTACCTTTAGATGAACAAAATAAATAAAGAAGGTTATGTTATACGAAGCCCTTGTAGAAGAAATAAAAAGAAAAGCGTTTATAGCTAAATCCATGGGTCAGGAATTCACGGATGAAAATTATCTTGAAGAAATTGAAAAGGCCATGGGACGTCGTGCTGTTATGGGCGAGGTGAGAACATGGCGAGGAAAGGAATACATAAAGACGCCGAAAGGATGGCGTCCGAAGCCGAAAGGCTATAAAGAGGGTGCAAAAAGTGAAGTGGAGAATAAAGATAAGGAACATGTTGGTAGTGAGGGTGGATCGTCTACCGGTAGCCGGACAGCCGAGTCAATTACCGATGAATTTTCGGAGATATTTTTTAATCGAAAAACAACACCGGGGAAAATCACCGCGTTTGTTGATAAATATTTGGGTGAGGGTGCGACAAAACGGATTTGGGATGGCTTAGATAAAATGACATTTGATTCATCAACAGATAAATCAAATGCATTCATT